CATGGCACAGAACCAAGCCAACTTCAATGAAGCTATTCGCGACTTCATCGACCTAATGAAAAACGGTCGGCTTGTATTTGCTGACTCGAAGCTACTACGCTGGTGCGCGAATAACGCTATAATTGCCAAGGATCGGCAGGATAGGTGGATGTTTGACAAGGCAAAATCGAAAGACAAGATCGACCCCATCGTTGCGGCGGTTATGGCTTATCGAATCGCAAGCCTACAGCCTGAGCGATCAACCGGGAAACTTTACGTAATCTAAGGAATGGCTTATGGACATGCTTTCTCGATTGGTTCAATGGGCCGGGTTCGGCTGGGATGTTAATCCGGCTAGGGTAGGCATTAAGGATGCGATGGGCATACCTCCGGCGTTTTTTGCTCACAACAAGCTTACCGGGGACTTCGCTAGACTACCGATCGACGTAAAAAAGGTTGTCGGCAAAGGAGCTGAAAACGACTTGAAGCACGATGGCTACAGGCTACTGAGGAAACAACCGAACAAGATCCAAAGCCCAACGGTCTTCAAGCAGCAAATCCTTAGTCACGCAATCATGCGGGGCAATGGCAGAGCGGCTATCATTCGCAATGGCGCTGGCATCGAGGAATTGATTCCTATGATGCCCGAAAGAACCTGGACCGTAATCTATGAAGGCTTGAAGTATCACGCCTACAAGCCCGAAGACCAAAACAAAACCGAGTTATTTGACGCCCATGACGCCGATGAAAACGGCTACATCGTTTTTCGAGACTCGGACGTTTTGCACATTAGCGGCTTTTCCTGGAATGGCGTCGACGGGCTAGGATTGCTCGACCTTGCCAACGTCGTTTTCAGCACATCGAAAGAGGCGATAAAGTTTCAGAATCAGCAAATCGCTAAAGGGTTTCGGGCCAAGCTATTCCTAGAAGCCCCTCCGGCAATGTTTCGCAATGACACAGACGCGAAAAAGTTTATCGATGCGTTCAATGCGGCTGAGGCTGGTTCGGACAACGCTGGCAAGGCTGGATTGCTACGCGAAGGCATTAAGGCTAACGCGGTTTCAATGTCCAATTCAGACGCTCAATTCGTTGCCTTGCAACAGTTCAACCAAACAGCGATCGGGATGCTCTTTGGCCTTGAGGGAATGCCGGGCGATGGCGAAACGGATTCGTACAATTCCAGAGAGCAAACGCAGATAGCTTACCTTCAATGTTTGGATCGATGGCTAGTCCAGTTCGAGGAGCAATGCGATATGAAGCTCTTGACGCCAACGGAAATTCGGCTGAACAAAGCGTACTTCAAATTCAATACCGGGGCGATTTTGCGAACCGCACTCAAGGAAACGATCGACGCCTTTTCTGTTGCTGTTTCGTCGCGGATTATGAACCCGAACGAATGCCGATCCAAGCTTGACTTGAACCCATACGAAGGCGGCGAAGAATTTATCAACCCGAATATCCAGCGATCGGGTGACAATCCAGAGCCCGAACCCGAAGACACGCCAGAAGACGACCAAGAGGACACCCAAGAGCAAGCTCGAAACGATCGAGCCGTCGAGCAAATGCTGCGGGGCTTAATCAAGACCGAAGGAAACAACGCAATCAACGCATCCGGAAAGGCTCAGTTTGTCGCTTGGATCAGCAAAAAGTACCCGCAATGGGAGGCGAAACTAGCCGACAAGATCGAAGCGATCGGGCTCGACCGCGACCTAGCAAGGCTTCACTGCCAGGAATCAACGCGAATCCTAGCTGGGCTAGCGGCCAAATACGGCGGTGAATCGCTTCAAAAAGCCGTTGAAACTGAGGTTAAAACGTGGGAAAATCGCCTATTTAGCTTGAAAGGCTTGCCAGAATGATTGAGATACACAACGAAACCAACGAAATCCACCTTTCCGGAGTCGTCGGCGATGGATGGGCAGAAGATCCGATCACCAAAGACGGCGTACTAAAGGCCCTCAAGGCTTTCGGCTCGCAAGCGGTGACTATTCGGATCAACAGCCCAGGCGGCGCGGCCGATGAAGGGATTGCGATTCATAATCTACTAAAAGACTACGCAGGGGAAGTTACAACCGTCAACGACAGCCTAGCGGCGTCGGCGGCTAGCGTGATTTTCCTTGGCGGGTCCAAGCGTCTTATGGGCGATGGATCGCGGATTATGATCCATCGAGCAATGGGAGTGGCTTTTGGAAACGCGACTGAAATCAAAAAGACGCTAGCGGCACTCGAAAGCTACGATCAATCCCTGGTCGAGATCTACGCCGATTTCCTCGGGAAAGATCCGGTCGAAATCCTAGCCATGATGGATGCCGAGACATGGTACAACGTCGATGAGGCTATCGCTTCGGGCCTTGCAACGGCTAGGTACGGAAAAAACAAAGACGACCGGAAGAAAAAGAAAATGGCATCGCAATTCGACCAAGCTAAAGCGAATTTACTTCAGGCGAAAATGGCTCAGTTTTCAAAACACTTGACAAGCCCGGGCCAGTAGCCTAGATTTATTGCGTCGGCCAGAAGTGCCAACAACTCTGCAACTTATTAGCGGCAGTGACACACGGTAAAAACGATTTTGTTTCCCGTGGCAGTCATGCCGCTATCTTGGTTTAACGACTGCCACACAACCCACAAAGGGCAGTCCAAGTGAAGAGTGCAACGCAGCTACAAAAAGAGATCGAGGCTCTACAAGCCAAAGTAGGAGCGATTCAAGCAATCGCCAAAGAAGACAATCGAGAGCTTTCGACCGAGGAGCAAACCGAGATTGATTCGATCGTTGGCGATGACAAGAACCCCGGCCAAATCACGGCTCTTGCAACGCAACGCGAACGAGCGATTCGGATCGAATCCGCTGTCTCGAATTCGGTTCGACAGGTCCGAGAGACCCAAGCCGATTCCGAGCCAACCGGCAAGCCGTTCAAGATTCCAGCACAGGCAAAGGCCCACAAGCCTCTTGTAGCGTTCAAGGGCGAAGATGCCGAGTTGAATGCCTACCGATCAGGCAAGTACATCCTTGCGACGATTTACAAGGATCCCAAGGCCGAGCAATGGTGCAAGGATCACGGCGTTCAAGCGGTAATGAGCGGCAGCGACGACCTTCGAGGCGGTACGCTTGTACCACCTGAATTCGAGAATGCGGTCATCGCGTTGTTCGAGTCCTACGGCGTGATTCCGCGATATTCCAGGCTCTATCCGATGGCATCGGATACCCTGAGCGTACCTCGGCAATTGTCCGACGTTACGGCGTATGCTGTCGGCGAATCTGACGAAATCACGGCAAGCGATGCGACGTTCAGCCCGGTCAACTTGGTCGCTCGCAAGTTCGGTACTCTTACCAGGGTGCCAAGCGAACTCAATGACGATGCAGTTATTTCGATCGCTGAAATGCTCGCTACGTCGATCGCTCGGGCCCAGGCACTCAAAGCCGACACGGCTGGATTCTTGGGCAACGGCGAAGCGACAAACCACGGCGTTCAGGGGCTAGCAAACGTGCTGAATGCTGGGTCAATTGTGACGGCCAGCGTCGGTAATACGATGGCTACCCAGACCATTGCGGTATTCCAAGAGGCAGTCGGAAAGCTTCCTGACTTCCCTGGAATCAATCCGGTGTGGTTTTGTCACAAGGCGATTTGGTCCAACGTCCTCGGGCGTTTGCAGTTGGCTTCCGGCGGCAACAACAAAGACGACCTTGGCAATGGTCCGGTAGTTCAATTCCTTGGCTACCCGGTTGTTTTCGTCAACGTAATGCCCAAGACGATTACCGGATCGTCCAAGTTCGCACACTTCGGAGACTTGGGCATGTCGGCAACGCTCGGAATGCGTCGTCGGCTGTCGATTGCTGCGGACGCTTCGCGGTACTTCGAGCTCGACCAAATCGCATACCGATCGACCATGCGATGGGACTGGAATTGTCACGAGCGCGGAACGGCTAGCGAAGCCGGTCCAATCCTGACGGTCCAAGCAGCAGCCTAATTCACAACCAACAAAGAAAGCACAGGTGACATTTTGAACGACTTGCAACACTGCAAATTTGTCTCGGCGGTTAAGCCGACAGCGATCACGGATAACGCGACAGCCACGGCTGACGTTGTTGACTGTCGAGGCTTCGACTTCGTTACGTTTGTAGTCCAGCTAGGGGCTACTGATATCGCGCTGACGGCGTTGAAGGTCCAAAACTCGGCAACGAGCGGCGGCAGCTATGCCGACATTACCGGAGCCACCTTCGCAGGTGGTACTGGGCTTGGCGGGGCTACGCTTGCCTTGCCAAGTGCGACCGATGACGGCCAAACCTGCGTTTTCCAAATCGACCTTCGCGGGCTCGATCCGTTTCTGAAATTGGTTGTAACTTTTGGCGATGGGTCAACGGGCGGTTTTTCCGCAGCGGTTGCGATCTTGAGCCGAGCAAAGTTCCCTCCGATCACATCGACCGGAATGGCAGACGGTGACGTTTGCATCGTGGTCTAATGCGAGTCGAGCTACTTAAGATTTGGCAAGGTTTTCCAGTCGGTCATAGGCTGGAAGACCTGCAAGACGGCGTAGCGTTGATTTTGATCGAAAGGGGCATCGCCAGTGCGATTGATACCGGAGTTAGTGACAGGGCCGACAGCGGACCCGATCACACTAAGCGAAGCGAAAAAGCAGCTAGAAATCGGCATAAGTGACACGACCCACGATACGCACTTGGCAGGCTTGATTCAGGCGGCTAGGGAGCAGTGGGAGCACGATACCGATTCGGCTACCTGTTTCGCTACGTACCGCATCCGGCTTGCGCAATGGGCCGATGGCGTCGAGCTACCAAAAAGCCCGATTCACTCGATCACCTCGATTCAATACTACGATGGGGCCAACACGCTCCAAACCTATCCGGCGATTCAGTACCAGCTACACGTTGACGCGGTAAGGCTTGCTTATTTGCAAGTCCTGCCCGGGACGGTGGCAAGGTGGGACGCTTGGACGATAACCTATAAGGTCGGCTATTCAGAGGACGGTTCAAAAGTGCCAGCGATCGCCAAAAACGCCATGCTGATGCTGGTTGCTCACTACTTTGAAAATCGCGACATGCTAATGTCCGAATCAATGCAAACGATGAAGCCTTACGAGGCCTTGGTTCTTCGATACATGCGGAGCAGCTACCCATGAGGCCCAAAAACCAGCGTACCGGGGCTTTACGGCATCGATGCACAATCCAACAGACAACAGAGACCCAAGACGCAAGCGGGCAGCCTATCGTTTCGTGGACGCCTTACGTTGTCGATGAGCCTTGCCAATTTACGCCGACGGCTGGAATCGAATCGATGAGGGGTCGGCAACTTGAGGCAGGGACTAGGGCAGTCTTTCGAGTCCGATACCGATCGGGCTACACGGTTCAAATGCGGGTTGTTTACCAGGGCGAAACCTACGGAATCACGGCTGTAAACATGGTCGATGGCTTGCGAAACTACATCGATATAATCTGCGCGGCGGTGTTGCCATGAGTACCACCATCGAAATCAACGAGAATCTTATCAAGCAGATCGGCCAGATTCCCTTGATGCTTCGCAATGCTCCGTTTGGTCGATGCCTTGGAGCCTTTGCAAAGCCTGTTGCGGCGGCTTGCGAGGGTCACGCCCAATCATCGAGGGCTACAGGATCGCGGCTAAAGTGGTCCAAGAAATTCAAAAATAACGCAGCGTTCCAAAACGATTCAAGGCAGCATTTTAGCCACAAGGTTTTTAAGGGCGGTATCGGCGTTGTCATTGGAGCGACCTACCCGAAGGGCAATAAACAGCAATTCGTCATGCCATACCGCAAAGGCGAAAGCTACACGCGATACCATTGGGGCAAGCCTGGATCGCCTGTGATTTATACGGGCCGATCCGGTCGGCAA